GCTGCTCGACGACGCCCGGCGCGACGATCACGGTGACCGATTCATCGGCCCCGCTCGCCGCCGTTAACGCAATCGCCCCCACACGCTGCGTCGATGCGTCGTCGGCGTCCAATACGAACGCCTTGCCGCCCGCGCCGGTGGTCAGCAGGTCGCCCACGGCGATCTGCTCGCCGGAGGTGACGGTGGTCTGCGTGCCGGCCGGGGCGTATCGCGTCATCGCGTCGGCGGCGGCCGTCAGTTCGCACACGCCCACGACGCTGTCGGTTACGGCCGTGGACGCCACTATCGTTCCGGCAGCCGACAGCTTGACGAACGTCGCCGCCGTCACGCCGCCGGACCCGGCCTTGGCGTGCACGGCGCCGGCCACGGGCGAGGCCGCGAATACCGCCTGCGGCACCGTCGCAAGCCACGTAACGCACGCCGACAGCACGGCGGCCGCCAGCATGATCGCAATTACATTCTTTCGCTTCATCGCGTATCTCCTCTGTCAATTAGGCGTTTAGGCTGTTCGGCTGTTAGGCTTTTCGGTAAGGCTTTTCTAAAACCCCAAAAATCTAAATGCCTAATAGCCTGCGCCTTTAGGTTCTTAACGTTCCTTGCCTCGATTCTCCGGGCTCGTCCGGCTTATCACGCGTGCGTCTTGGCGATCACGGTGGAGTTGGCGTCCTTCAGCGCCGCGTCGGCGTGCGCCAGGCCCCTCACCACCGTCATGTCGTACTCGAACCGCGCGTGCTCGGACTGGGCGAACTCGATCGCGCCCAGCATCCCGAAGAAGTGGCTCAGGCGCAGATCGCCGAACGCGGCCCACTTCGCGGCCGCCCCCACCGACCCGGCGGCGGTGAACCGCTGGCAGGTCTTGTAGGGGTAGTTGTCGATCGTGTTCGGCTCGCCGTTGTTGCCCCGCTCGTACAGCGGCGTGCCGGTCGTCGAGCGGATGTTCCGCAGCGTCCGCTCGCTCGACAGGTGCATCAGCCAGTACGGATCGGTCACGTAGTCGACGGAAACGCCCGCGATCACCGCGCCGATCTCCGCGCCGGTGTAGGTGGCGATGGTCGTGGCGGCGCCGGCCGTCACGGCCGACAGGCTGGCATCCTGCAGCAGGCCGGTGATAGTGCCGTAATCGGCCGTGCCGTCGCCGTTGACCAGCGCGTTGTCGAACGCGTAAGAGATCGCCCGCGTGCTCATCCACGCCAGCCGCTGGCCCAGCGGGGCCAGCAGCGTCGGGTTGCGGAAGAACTCGTTGGGCACCGGGGTCAGCGTTCCCCATTTGACCGGGGTCATCGTGACGGTGCCGAACGTCGGCGCGCTCTCGGTCAACTTGGCGGCCACCGCCGCAGGGTAGGCCGTCAGCTCGCCGGTGAGCTTCGGCCAGATCGTCTGGCCGGTGGTGGCCAGCGGGACGCGGTCGCACAGCGGGAACAGCACGCCGACCGCCTCCACGTTGGCGATCAGGTCGGCCATGTAGATATTGGCCACCAGCTCGGCCCCGCTGCCGGCCACGCCGGGGTCCAGGTCCTTCGTCAGCTCATCGGCCATCCCGCGAGCCGTGGACGAGACGACCTCGGCGTAGGCGGGATGCTTGCCCCAGATGCTTCTGGCGGCCAGGGCGGCGAAGCCTTCGGCGTCCTCCTTGGTGCGGAAGATCCGCCCGACTCGCCGCAGGTCCATGATTTCCTTGTAGCCCATGACCTTGATGCTATGGTCGTGGACAGCCAGGCCCATGCGATCGAGCTTGCGCGTCGCTTCCGTCTGTGCGTCCAGGTCCTTCCGTATCTGGTCGACCATCGTCTTAAGCTCGCCGACCGGCTCGTAACCCTTGGCCTCGTCGGTTTCGGCGTAGTCGGCCATCGCCGTCAGACACGCGGCGACCTGTTTTTCGTCCCGCGCCGCCGGATCGGGCTTCAATGAGTCCGTCAGCTTCGCGAGCAGTTCTTTGAGTTTCGGTGGCATAGTTGTCTCCCGAGCCCCTTGGAAAAAGGGGCGATTAGTTCGTGGTTATCACTCTCTCATCTTTTTGCCGAGCCGCTCGGCCGCCCGGCTGGTGTTCGCCCCGTGGTCGCTGTCGTCGCCGTCATCGCCTTTTGCATCCGGGCCTGGGGCTTGGCGGTCCGGAGATTCGACGTTGACCGTGTCAGACGACAGCATGATCATCTCCGCGAGCTGGCTTACCTGGTCGGCCAGGTTTACCAGCTGCGTTTCGATTGCCTCTTTGATTTGCTGGGTGATCTTGTCCGTTACCTGTTCGCCGACCTTCGCCGCCACCGCCTCGGCCACGTCGGCCTTGAACCGATCGACGGCCTTGCCGGCAAGGGCCGCTTCGGCTTCATCCTCGCCGGCCTTGCCGGCAAGGGCCGCCTTGGCCGCAAGCCGCCGCATCCTGGCCAGGGCCTCGGGGTTGGCCGGCACGGCCACGGCGGAGATCTCCAGCAGCTGGACCTCGGTGTGGACCCAGACCCGCTTGGTCTTCCCGCCCGGGCTGGCGGAATCCCGCCACTCGCCGTTGCTCGACATGAACCCGACGCTGAAGGCCCGCATGTGCCGGTCGCGATACAGCGCCGCGTATTCGCGGCCGAGCTGCGTGTCGGCGAATTTCATGTGAAAGACCAGCGCTTCGCCGGCCGGATCTATCTTCACGGCCGAGCCGATGACCGGCGAACTGCCCGTGTCCAGGCGATGTTGATGGGCCGCCAGGATGACGGGGTTGCGGCGGTAGGCGTCGAGCCCCTTGCCCCACGCGCCGGGTTCGATGATTTCGCCCTGGCGATCTTCGTCGCCGGTGGAGGCGACCGCCTCCAGGATCCCGTCGTCGCTGAATCCCTTCACCTGCGCGAAGATGAAGCTCAGGTCAGTCTGATTTGCCGTCTGTGTCTGTGTCTGTGGCATGGTCCTGCTCCCGGGCCGCGTCGCGCGCGGCCAGCATCTGTCCGTAGTCGACGAATCCCGTCGTCGCGGTCCGCCCCAGCGTCTCGGCCGCTTGATGTTCCGTCGCCTTGCCTTCCGCCGGCTTATTGATCCGCATGCCCGCCGCCAGGCACTGGCAGTTGATGATCTCGCCGGGCGGCCCGGAGGTGTCTCGCGGATAGTTCAGCGGCACGCCGTTGACGATGAACGGCCGGCCGATCGGCTTGGGTTCGCGGCGGTATCGCCCCTCGGCGGCGACGTGGGCCTCCCGCCGCTCGCCGGGCCCGCGCGAGTGGATCCAGATCTCGTGAGTCATGCCGCCGGCGATCCGGCCCTCGCGCCTCGCGCGGCTCAATGTCTGGCCGACCGTGTTGCGGGCGACGGTGAGGGCGGAGGCCCGCCGGTTGTTCATGAACGTCTGGACGCGGTCCGCCAGCGCGTTGACCGTCTCGCCGGATCGCATCCCCTCGACCAGCGACCGCCGCAGGTGGTTGCGAGTGAAGGCGTTGATCTTCGTCGAAATGATCAGCGACTCGCTCTTGGCGGCGGCGATCAGGCGGGAGTCGCCGATCAGGCCCGGCAGCCGGCCGGAGATCTGTTCGGCGCTGAGGCCCGCTTCCGTCAATGACTGGCGCAGGCCCAGCTCGGCGGCGTCGTTTACGATCGGCAGCAGCCGGGCGGTGAATTTCTTGGCCTCGCCGGCGTCGCCGAACACGTCGAACAATATCCGCGCGATCGCGGCCTCATCCTTAATGCCCACGTCTTTCAGGTCCGGCAGGTCTTTTAGGTAAAGCCTCAGCAGCTTGACGATCTTGCGGGTTTGTGCGGCGTAGTGGCCTCGCAGTACGCCCGCGCAGCGCTTGGCCAGCGGCGCCCAGGACCGGACCCACGCCTCCCATATCTGCCGCGCCGCAAGCTTTTCTAGTGAGTCCTCACTAATGCCCACGGAACGCCTTCCGTGGGTATCATTATCTACCTGATCCAGATCGTCGGACTCCTCGCTCGACGGCCCTTCATCCTGCGGGGGCAGGACGTTGCCCTCCATCGCCAGGTTGGCCGGCACGACGCCGACGGGCAGCCAGCCGATCGCATCCTGCGGCTCTTGCTCCATGCCCAGGTCCAGCCAGTCGTCGATGACCCGGAAGGACTTGCCCATCGCCCAGTAGGTCCGGGCGGTCTCGGTCTGGGCCCGCCTCATCTCCTGGAAGACCGGCACGTCCTCGACGTCGAACCAGGCCTCCAGGCCGCCGGCGAAGCGTGGGCATATCTCATCGTTGATCGCGTCGCCGATCTTCTCCAGCAGCGGCGCTTCCGTGTCCTGCCAGAACCGCTTCAGCTCGTGCCCGACGTAGGCCGACGAATCTCCGGTCGTGCCGAAGAAGCCGGCCACAGACGGCGGCACGCCGAGCACCGCGCAAATCTCGATCCAATTCAGCCGCTTGCCCTCGGGGTAGACCATGTCCTTCAGCGACTGGCCGATCGAATGGTATTTCAGCCCGCCCCAGAGAACCGCCAGCCGGCGGGCGTTCATCGGCCCGCCGTGCCGCTGCTGCCAGTTCGTCTTCATCTCCCCATCCTGGTCCTGATTGAACGGCGCGTCGGTCTCCAGGACGCCGCCGGGCTCGCAGGAGTTGGCGAACATGGCCGCGTTGAAGAGGGACGCGTTGTAGTCGCCGACGATCGCCAGCCGCGCCGGGGTCAGGGGCGTCAGGCCGTCGAACGGCCTGTCCGGATCGAACAGGCGGAAGGACAGGCACTCGTCGAGCGTCACAGGGTAATGGACGCCGTGCGGATCCTTGAACATCCAGCCGTCAAGCCGAGGGACGTGCCCGGTCTTATCGACGACGGCCGTGGATTTGCCCCCCGGTATCAGCTCCATCGTCAGCGGCCTGCGGCCGATCATCGCGTCGAACAGCCAGTGGACCTGGCCCTTGGTGTACTGGAACGTGACGCACGCCTCGATGAAGGCGTTCCACAGCTGGGCCGGATTGGGCTTTCGCAGCAGCTCGTACAGGTCGCCGAACTCGACGATCTCGCCTTCGCGGGCCTTTGCGATCGCCTTTTCGCGGCACAGCCGCCGCGTCCCGAGGGGACCCGCGCGAACGTGCTTGTGGCCCCATACCCCGCGCGTGCCGGACGCCTCGCCTCGCGATACTCGGATCGGAACGCGCGCCGCGTTCGTGGCGATCCGCGAGATGCAGGTGTGGATCCACAGGCTGTGCTTGTAGGGGTTTGTCGGCCCGCCCAGCGTCCCGCCGGCCGATACGTCCTGGCCGGACATGAACATCTGGGCGTAGGTGGACAGGCCCATGGCCTTGGCCGGCGAGCCCTCGATCATCGGCGCGGCGCCCGAGAATCCCTCCGCCGTCATCACCAGACCGTTGGGGTCCCACGACTCGGTTTTATTCGCCTTCGGCGGCATTGTTACCCTTACCACGTGCTTATGTGCGGTTGTGCGCCCACGTTCGCCGCCGCGTGGGCCGCCAGCGCCAGAGCCCAGAACCTATCAGCGTGTCCCGCTTCCGATCGTTCGGCGTCGAATCGCGGGTTACCCGCAGCCGTCAGCGTCATCCGCACCGCGTGCAGATCCTCTCGCGTGGCCGGATCGCTCGGGACGCGAATGCGCTTATCCTCGAACAGCCCTCTAAGCGGGCTGGCCAGTTCATCCTTAACCGGCAGCGAGAACTTAACGGCCTCGCCCTTGCCGGAGGCGACGGCCTCCTGCGCGATCTGTGCGCCAACGCCCGTGGCGTCGATGCAGGCCCGCACCACCTTGGGGTGACGCAGCCGCGCCAGAAGCGCCTCTTGTTTGATCCGCAGCGGCTCGTCCGTGAATACCACCACCTCGCGTGTCCAAACCACGTCGCCGACGCGCTCGAGGACCCAGATCACCGTCCGATCCTTGGTCTCGCCGACGTCCATGCCTATGTACCGTTGACCGTCACCGGCCATTGCGATGTCACCCGCGCCGTCGTGTTCGCAGCCCTCGATCAGCTCGTACGGCAGCCACGCCGTCGAATCGATCGACGGGATCGCCAGGTACTCCTGCCGCCAGTGATCTTCCGACCTGCAACGCGAGCGGCGTATCGTCAAGAATTCCTGCCGCGTGTAGTTTGTCCCCCGAGTCTCGTTGATCCGCTCCACCAGCCCCGCCTCGACAGCCTCCGGCAGCGTGATCCGATGGACGGAAAACGGGATGTCCCCCGGCTTGGCCTGACCTGTCGCGTGGCGCTTGCCCATCTTGGCGAACTTATTGAACTCGCTGCCCTCGCCGTTGTGCGTCGACAGTATCCGCAGCTTGCCGCCCCACATCGTGCACGGCTCGGCGGCCTCGTACATGCGGGCCGGATCGTCGTGGTAGGCCCATTCATCGAGCCCCACGTCGCCACCCTTGGAGCGGAAGCGGCGGGGGTTGGAACTCATCGCCGTCATCCGTGCACCGCAGGAGAAGCGAACGACGAAGGCCGTCCCAGCACGGCCGGTTTGGGGATCTTCGATCTGCTCTGTGAAGCTGTCGGCCACAGCGTCGGCCTTCTCGACCCAGAAGCGGCAGTAATCCGCGAACTCATACGCCGCCGATTCGTCGGCCGACGAGAACCAGTAGTCATACGGCCTGGACTCCGTCAGCCGCGTCATCGTCACGTCGTTTGCCTCGGTGAAGGTCGCCCCGATCCGCCGCGACTTTTCCCATAGCTTCAGATCCGACTCGTCGCGCCGCCAGGCCTGCTGCCAGGGCAGCAGGATATGCCCGCGTTTGGTCTTGCGTTCCGTCAGTACGGGGGGCGCGTTCATGCGGCGGTGCCCTTCATTATCCGGTCCAGGATCTCGTAGACGTTCTGGCGGGTAAGTTTCTTGTCCGGTTTGCCGGCGGTGGCCTTGTCGATCTCGTCCTTGGCCGCCTTGTGCAGATCCGCAAGCTTGGCGGCCAGTATGTCCGTCTCCACGTGCTGCTTGGAAAGCCTGCCCAGCACGTCGATCAGGCCGATGAACTGGTGGGGCTTGAGTTGGTCCAGCGCGTCGACGGGCAGCGCGTCGAGCGCCTCGAATATCAACTGCCCGGCCAGTATGCGCCCGGCCTTGAATACATCCGCCTCACCTCGTCGGCCGGCGGCGTCGATCACCGCAGCCGCCAGCTTCGCGCGAAGGCTGATCGCCTTCTCGGCCTCGAGGATCTTCACTCTGGAGCGGTGCAGGGACGAGCGGCCCACGCGAATGCCTTCGTCGCTCAGGTGTTCGGCTGCCAGGTCGTTTACCCAACTCATCAGCGATGACACCGAATAGCTCGTCTCATCGCGCAGGCGCCGTTCCAGGTCACACCACAGGTCATCGC